TTACAATTACCTCCCCAAGAATGATCATTTTTTTCATTCAAATCAACTTTAGATTCTATCTTATTAACCTCAGATAAAATTTCCTGAAAGTTAGGTGGTCTAATTTTAATAAAAAAATCTAAAGGAAATATTTTAGTAACAGTCATACCCACTCTGGTTTACGCTCAGGAATACGCAAATAATTATCCTTTACCCAAGGTTTAGATGCAATGTATCTTTTATAAGCAGTGAATGTATCAATGCTTTTATCATACTTGAATTCATCTGGCATGGCACGGGAAAAATTAGTTGCCATTGAATAGCATGTAATTGCTTTTTCTGCCTTGCGATGAAATAACTTTTTTGCCTCAAACAATGCAGTTGTACATGTATGGATCTTTCCATACCGTTCGTTATATTCACTTGCCAAAGCACATCCATGCTGGATCAACCAAGCAGTATTGTAGATACTTTCTGCTGCCCACTTGGTTGATGGATGATTCCGAAATGCTCCTTTTTTAGTTGCATATGGTTCTCCATCAGATTTGGGAATTGTACCCCAATCATAGTACCACTTTGAAAAGATAATACTAAGCATCTGACAACTCTCCAGTGGCATTTTAACTACATGCTTATCTGGAAGAACTTGTGCGGATTTTCGTGGACATTGATCCGTAGCAAAAATATTCATTTGGTTTGCAAGTATTGGAACATATACTCTACACCCCAGTTTAATTTGTCTGGGTCAATTTCAGTAATATGTTGTGCCAGTTTTTCCTTTGCACTAATAATCCTTTCTTTACCAAGAACATTAATCATAATGGTAGATATTGTCATGAACTTTTCATAATCATCATCATTACCATTTTTTGCACCGCTCATATAAAGACGGCGAACCTCATTGAATAATTCCTTAGTATTGTCATCAAAGGTAATTGATTTATCACCTAGAGGAATTTCCATACGCTTAATACAACCCATACTGAATTGCATTGCTCTACGTGTTTCTTCTATAGGAAGTTTATAGGAAGTATTGTCTCTATGTGCATACTGAATAATACCATTGGTACATTCCATAACACGAAGAATTGCTAGTTTTTCTAACTCCTCTTCTGACAATGCTTCAAATTTTTCTTTCCATTCTTTCCATTCATTCATAAGTTGAGTCTGGTTCTAGGGCAATGTAATAAACCAAATCATGGTTTTTACTAGTAAATTTAGAAAGAAGTTTCTTAGATACAACTACCTCATAAGTACCAGGAAGAACTTTGATATTCTCTACCTTAAAATTAAGAGAGAAGTTTGCATCAGTTTCACCAACAACGATTGCGAAATCGTTAGAAGTATCATTCTTTTTATCACGAACAACAAGTTTCACAACACCATTATCACCAACGGCAGAAAGATCTGGAAGTTGATATACAGCAGCTGCTTTAAGTAGTTTATCAAGTTGCTCAGTACTCAATTCAAAACATACATCTTCAGAGGGAAGGTTGATGTCCTTTTCTGGAGGCGTAATAATAACGTTTGGATCAGCAAAGAAATACTTGGAACGCATCTTACCTTCACGCATTACAACATATCCATCATTAGCAAAATCTAATTCTGGAGTATTGAACGTACTCAAACCATTGAGAAACTGATTGAGGTCATAGATAGCAAAATCTTTTGAAAATTCTTCTGTGATAGTTGCTTCAGCAAGAATGTTTTTCATCACACTAATAGTGCGAAGTTTTTGACCGTTTTTAAATACAATCGATTGATTGATGTTAGAAAAGTTTTTAAGAACAGAAATAGTTTGATCAGAGAGTTTCATAGAAGGGCGAAGTTTCATCATTGTGGGTAAGTCTCACGTTTGGCGTTCTTGTCGTTGAAGTGCATTAAAAGAACAGCATAGTGCAGGATCTTCATAATGTCACGTCGGGCAGTGCCTTTCTTATCATAACGAGAGGCATACTTAAGGATATTGCTGCGGCAAAAGGATTCACCATCACCACAAGCTTCAATCAAATCAAGTGTTTGAATTTTATCATCACCAGCAGCATAATGTTGATTGTATGTGCCAGTAATATAATCTCTCAATTCTTTAAGGATAGTATCCTCACTATACTTATAGTGATTGGGGTTGTTGTTCATAGTTAAATTAAATTCAATTTTGTCAACATTGGATACGGTATTTCCATAGTCAAAGGATTCCATGTAATCAGAATTAGAATGCATTCTAATAAATTCGGTGCAGTGTTCATCTGTAAAATCAATTTTATCTTCATTCATAGCATCATAAAGAAAACTCCAAGTATTAGTTATTATATCACTCATTTACTAGTTTGACAACATTGCTTGCTTCGGGCATCTCAAAGTCTGCATCAACCTTATCATACAGTTCCAAGAATGCTTGCTTAGTCTCATCATCGAAACGATTCACACAAACTTGAATTGCCTTTGCTTTATCACCAAAGATGTTGTATGCCTGGACAATATGAACCAGACGGCGGGTACTGATGATTTCTTCAATTCCACCATCATAGAAGGTCTTACGGATGATGTCTGCCCAGTCAGCAAGTCGCTTGCAGAAGTTATCATCCGCACAAAGTTTGTTGAGGATCTTGGTCTCGGTAGCAACAGTAGGATATTCCTGCTCAAAGGTCACAGGGAAACGCTCCAGGAATGCCTCATTAAGCACGTTGGTACCGATAAACCTTCCATCTTCAGAACCCTTACCCTTGGTGTTTGCAGTGGCAATAACGTTAAATCCTTTGGTGGGTTTAACAAAACGGCCAATCTTCTTCAAGAAGACACCTTTCCCCTCAAGAATGGACTGCAAACAAAGAATTTTGTTTGAGGCAAGATCGATTTCGTCAAGCAGAAGGATTGCCCCTCTTTCAAGTGCTTCAATGACAGGTCCATTATGCCATACAGTGTCACCATTGATAAGACGGAAACCGCCAATAAGGTCATCCTCATCTGTTTCAATCGTAATGTTTACACGGATAAGTTCCCTACCCAATTGAGCACATGCTTGCTCAACCGAGAACGTTTTACCGTTTCCAGAAAGACCAGTGATGAACGATGGATAGAATACACGGGATTCAATAATTTTTTTAATATCAGCGAAGTTACCAAAGCGGACGAAGGAATCATCTTTCTGGGGAATAAGATTTTCTACAGCGGGAGCATTATAACTTACTTCAAGTTCTTCAACAGTCTCTTTTGTTACTTCAAGATTCCACTTACCACGACCAACTTTATACTCGTCAAGTTTCTTAGTCACAGTAGCGTAAGCAGTTCCATTCATGGCACACCATGCACGGATGTCGCCAGTAGTAACAGACTCACCGTAAAGGTTTTGAAGTGAAGTGCGAATGTATTCGGCAGAGAGTGCCATTGGTTTGTTTGCTTAACTGAAGTAATTATACAATAAAAAAGGGGGTCCAGAGACCCCCAGTAGACAGTTTGAAAACTGGATCAGAGATCGCCTTTATAAATTGCTTCTCTAAGTTCTCCAATCAAAGTTTCTTTACTACGGCGTCTATCTAATTCAACACCAATAGTTCTGCCATACTCTTCAAGTTCTTTCTTAGTCATATCATCCAAAGATACATCAGTCTCAGGAGTTTCTTCTTCTACAAGATCTTCCTCCACAACATCTGGACTTTCTTCTACAACAGGTTCAGGAACAGGTATTGCCTCAACCTTTGGAGCGGGTGGTCCGCCTCTAAGTAAATCTCCGAATCTGCTCATTATTCTAAAAAGATAGTTTTTTATTATTTATAGGTCTGTCTACTCCATTCTTTGAATGATGTCTGGTTTCCTGATTCTTTACTAGGTGGTTCCTTTATTCCCTTAATCCTTTTGTAATCTTGATGCATTGCCCCCAATAGCCATGCTTGTGCTAACTGTTGAGGTCCATTTTCCAATAATGAGATTTGAAATTTTGATAAACCAGGTTTCATCTCTAAGTATTCATGTCTCCAATTTTTATCCATCAGTTTCCCCTTTCTTTACGTTTTTATAAAATTCCACAGCATCATCCAATTCCCGTTGATCTTCTTCAGCAATTCTTGCAGCGTGGGATGGCATTCCATGTGTAATTTCTACAAATTGAATTCCAAGTTTATCAATCATAGGGAAAACTTTATCAGGATCTAACTCACTAGGATCCATTTCATCAGGAGTAAAATCTGGTACGGTATTCATAAATTTATGCGATAAGTTCTACAAATTCACTCAACACTTTCTTATTCATCTTTTTGGTTGAAAGAGATTTCTTAAAGGCACTTTTGATCTGTGCTTTAGTTGCATCTTCTTTTACATCAAAATCAGTTTCCTGAGAAATATGCTGAGATGAGAGTCCAAAATATTTATGATACCCAGAGGTGGTGATTGTGCAGGATTTTACCTTCTTCCAAGAATTCATATTTCTTTCAAACTCATCACCATAATAACCACAATAACGGCGAATGAAAGATCCAGCATCTCTACCTGCCATAATACGCATACCAATAAAATTAATATTTTTAAAGGTTTCCTTCAAATCACGAAGGAGAATATCGGTAAACTCATACCACGGACAATCAAGAGAATAAGTATTCCCAGTTTTGCGATTGCGAAGAAATGCATTATGACGAATTGATGCAGTGCCAATGAAGGGTTCATCCTCCCAACGACGTTGAAGTTCCCGATCATACTTTGTCATACACCCATCACCATCAGTGAGAATCACACACTGAACTTTTTGCAGTTTATGATCTTGCTTAAATTTAGGAAGAATTTGATACAGAGAAACTAGAGATTCATTTAAAGGTGTCCCAGAGAGACCTAAACCATATGGAGTAAAATATCCACAATAATGACGGAATGAATATGCAACTCTGAAAATATTCTTCATCTGTACCTCTAAAGTTTTCCCATTAGTTTTGCTGGTGAAAAGATTCATCATTGAAAAATAATCAGGAACATGAAGTGTTCCATCCTTACGATCATATTGCCAATCACGTCCTTCCCGAGGATCAAAGCGAGGATAATCACTTGTAAAGGCATAAACATCAAAAGGAATAGATACCTTCTTACAGAACCAAATCAGATTATAAAGTTGCTTAATTGTATCCATCATCACGTCTTGCATAGATCCAGACCAATCTAGAACAAACACCAAACCATGATTCTTACCATCAGCAAGAGTAGTTACTTTTTTGAAGAGATCTTCATTGTATTTGTAAGTGTGTAGTTTAGAGCAGTCCAGAATACCAGATCGTGCGGTAGTAGCGCGAGCATAAGAGTCTGCTGCTTTCTTGCACTCAAACTCCTTTACAAGATAGTTGACTTCCTTCTGTGCCGAACGTTTGAATTTAATGAATTGTTCATCAACAATATTAAATATACTAGTATCTTCATCAGCCCTTTCAATAGATGCATTCCATGCATCAGAACATTTTTCATGAAGATCTGAATTAGCAATGATAACTTTATCCAAGTTCAGTTTAGGAACTTCAAGATAAACGTTCTCTTCACCAGTATAGCTAGCAAGATCTTTCAATGCTTGATCAAGAGTATCTGCAGTCTTTGCTTCTGGTTCATCATTGCCCGCAGTTTCACCACCAACATCATCTTCTGCTTCAGCAGTTCCACCATATGAATCGGTTTCGCCAGGTTCTTCTTGATCCTCGTTTTCAGATTGATCTCCCTCAGTTGTGGGATTTGGAACTTGAGGACTTGAATCACTTGAAGAACCAGATTGCTCAACCTCATTATCTTGCTGTGGATTTTGATTATTCTGCATCTCTTGCTTACAGAACTTGTATAATGCTTCTGCTGCAAGAAGAACATCATCAAAATCTTCGCATCCATCAATCATGCGAACAATAGGCATCTCCAGATATTCATCAAAAGGAATATCTACAAAATTGCCAATTTTAAAATGCAGATTTATACGATCTGCAAGATTCATTTTAGATACGTCTTCATTCTCAAGGCAGAAGAAATCTTCATCGAAGAGTTCATTATAACCACGATAAAAAGTCTTAGAGATGCCACCATATCGACGCTTCATCATCTTTTCAATGCGAACATCCTCAACAATGTTCACAAATTGAGGAGATATCTCAACCTCTTTAAACCAATCTCTATTGGGTGTATAAAGAGCGTGTCCTACCTCATGGGCAACCAACATATCATATACATCAGCACTTGCTTTTTCCCACACAGGCAGCGTCAGAACGCGAGTGTGGACATTGAACTGTGCAGTCTCAACATGACGATGCTCAACCATGAGATCCTCAGTAGCAAGCAGTTTGGCAAGTTGAGATTTAATTTCGTGGGAAATGGTCATCGCTATGTTGCGTATGGACCTATTATACAACCAAAGGTACCCCTAGGACATCTCAGTGGACAGTTTATCAAGCGAACTCACCCTGATCCTTAAGGTGATGCAAGGTTTCTTTCAAATTTCCAACATGCCTAGCACCGATGGCTACCTGTGGATATGTAGCATCCTTTCCAAATTCTGATTCAAATGCACGCTGACTAAAGTGTTCGTCTAAACGATACTCTAAAAATTCTCCTCCTATTGATTTGAGCAATTGTGCAACTCTTTCACACTCCTGACTCCCATCAGAATAAATTACGCATGTGTTGTCAACCATTTTCCTCCTTGTATGTGATTATAATTCTTTTTGAAGCATTACCCGTAGAATCTATAACATCTTGACGATGCACTTTCGCATTTAATAACTCACCTATTTTATCTAGTAAGTTATTCACAATATTCATTTTTGTAACATTACTAGTCACGTTGCCTCCAATCATCAGGTTTGTCTCGTTGAAACCAATCTTTAATGTCATCTGCACTATCGAACCCCGTTTTGTGATTGGATGGGTCGGGGTCTCCTAATCCCATCCTATTGAGAAAATCATCTGTACTACCTTCCTCAATATTCTGTGATGCTTGTCGACGTGCTTTGTTTAACCAATCTCTAGCAGTTGTATGAGCCTTGGCAAGTTTCTCTGCCCAGATCATGTCCTCTAATTTTACTTCTTCATTGTTAGCGATCTTCTTACAGATAAACTCCAGTCGGAGTCTGTATTGGGTTGATAGCATACTAATTCGTTTTGAGTTTGTCTTTTAAATCAAGAACCTTGTTAACCTCGTTAATCGCAGCAGACATCCTAGCACCTAGAATATCCATGATATCTTCGTAGATTATTTCATTATCTACGTAGTCATCAAAATATGTTTCGATTGCTTCTTTAAGATACCTTTTGCGGTGCCACTCAGGCGAATAGGGTTTGTAGTCCATAACATCATACCATTGTACTGAATCCTTTTTGCTTGTCAAATTTTATCACACTGTCAAATTTATCTAGTAAAGATTCTTTATGTGATATAACAAAGATGTTA